AATGCTAACTCAGAATTTGTAGCTAAGTTACAAGAGCAACGTAATCAGTTTAATTCTACTAATTCTTTAGCTATTGCACAAGCTAATGCTGTATGGAGACAGAACACTTCTACTTTAAATGCTGCTGCTGATAATGAAGCTAACATGGAGTTTGCTAAAACAACTAATGGGCTTACTGCAAAAAGTATTGATGAAGTTTGGCAGAGAGAACGAGACATTATGGACATGTTTTTTAACTCAGAAGAAAGTTCTAAAGATAGAACACTTAGTCTTATGGTCGCAGATAAAGATCAAGATGCGGCAAGAATGCAGCTAGAGTATGCAGAAGAACGAGATAAAACAAGTACACTTATGAAATTCTTTTGGCCTTTTTAATTAGGAAAACACAATGGTAGAACGAAGCAGATCAGGATTTACATATCGTGGTAATACACAGCCTCAATATCAAAGAGGTAGTATCCTTAAAACAGCTAACAGAACTAAAGCTTTTATAGACACCTTGCCTAATACTATGGCAAGTTTTAACAATGCTGTAGATACAGATATGAGAAGTAGTATTTTTGATATCATGGAAAAACTAGAAAAAGAAGAACAGGTTACTCCTGTAACTAGGTCTGATGGGTTTGGTGCTACTGATATGGCAGGTGGTGATTGGGTTAATGTATCCACTAAAGCACTGATGAAGTTTGAACATTTTAAAAGTAAACCTTATGATGATCGTAAGAAAGGTGCAGATAAACCTGTATGGAGAGTAGGCTATGGCAGTGATCAGTATATGGAAAGAGGTAAAATTTTTCCTGTAAGCCAAGACACTAGAGTAAATGAAGCTCAAGCTAAACAAGACCTTGATCGTAGAATTAAAACAGATTTTTTACCTATTATTAAAAATAATATAGGTGACTCTTGGGATGGACTAAGTAATAATGCTAAAGGTGCTATTATGTCTATCACTTATAATTATGGTAGAGTACCTAAAAGAATTAGGGCCGCAATAAATACTGGTAATACAGATAAAATATCTGCAGCTATTAGGTCTTTAGCAAAAGATGATGATGGTATTAATAAAAATAGGAGATTAGCTGAAGCAGAATTAGTAATGCTTCCTGATTTTAACTCTGATTCATTAATGGAAAGAAGGAATAAATAAGTGGCACTAGATAAAGAAATAGACCTGCCTCAAAACACAGTGCCTATCCCCGGACAATCTTTATTAAGAGAACCGGGTAATGCACCCTATGAACGTCCGTCTGAAATACAGGGTAAGGATGCAGTAGAAAAAGTATTGATGGGATACATGAACCACCTCAATGATGCTGAAGTTTTAGATGGTGCTATGGGATTGCTTGAACAAGGCATGAGTGTTGAAACTTTAATTCAAGGTATGCTAAGAGGTGGTGTTGCTGAAGGTGTACACAGTGTAGATGTTAGTCTTATTATCCAGAAAACACTTGAGAGTTTTATTATTAATGTTGCTGATGCAGTAGGTGTTGACTACGTTAAGGGTGATGAAAAAGAAGACTTAGATACTTCAGATGCTGAACTATCTAAAAGGGCTAGAGAAGATAGACCTGACAGTTCTAATATGTTTGCACCGATAGATGCAATAGAAGAAATAGAAACAGAAGAACCTGTAGAAAAAGATGAGCCTGTACGTCAGGGTCTTATGGCGAGAGGATAGTTAGATGGCATTAGGTTTTTGGGGTGGCGTTAGGCAGTATGATGTTGAAAGAACTGCAGCAGAAAAAGAAAGAAAAGAATTTCTTGCTAATCAGTTAATGAAAACTAAAGAGATAGTTTTACCAGAGCTTATTAAAAGAATGGATACCCGAAGAAAAAAAGGTAAAGCTAGAGATGCAAGAATCCTTATGGCTACAGATAACTTTAATCTTTCAGAAAAAACAGCTATTGCTTTAGAAAGAAGTGGGCAATTAGAAAATGTTATAGCAAGAGTAACTGATTTACAAACAAATGAAAAACTTAATCCTGAATATTTAGGTATGTTAGATACATATGTACAAACTAGAGTTGATAATGATGCAGAACTTACTACAGCTATTGAAGAAGGTTTAGGTGGTAACTCTTATGTAACAGAAGATGAACAACTGCAAGGGTTGTTAGCTTCTGTTTCTGCTACAGATGAAAGTTCTTTTAGCCAAGCTATTGAAAAACTTTCACCTTCATCAACTAAAAAACTTACAAATGTAAACCCTTTTAATTTTGATCCTACTAAAGGACAAAAAATATCAGAGTCAGATAAAAAAGCTATTCAAAGAAGATTAGCAGAACAATTAGAAGCTATTTTAGATGTAGACAGAATCAATGTAGGTACAGGTGATGATAGCTATGTAGCATTTGATAATGAAGATGCTAATGCATTGTTAGGTAAAATAACAGAGAATGTTATACAATATGAATCAGACTTAGGTTATACATTAAGTAGAGATACTTTAGTAGCAGAAGCAATAGAAGTTATGGAAGGTTTAAGTCCTGCTTTAATGAACAAAACAAGAAATCCGTTTGGTTCTGCTAATGAAGATTATGGTGCACTATGGGCAAAAAATAATTTTGCAGATGCTTATAAAGCAAACCTCATGGACCCAGATAATGTAGACACTACTAGTGTATGGGAATCACTTATTCCAGCTACTGTTGTACCCGGACCTAATGAAAATATAAATCCACTCCAACCGAACCCTGCCCAACCCGGACAACCCCTCCCGTAAAATAAAATTAGAGGAAACTAATTGATGGCACAGTACGTAGATGCTGCACAAGATAACTACTTTATGGATTTAGTTGAAGACGAAACTTTTCAAACTGATCTTGAAAAATTTTTTACTGGCGGTAGGTATAACTATTCACCAGAAAAAATAAATAAGTTAGGTGTTGAAGGGTTAGCTGATAACTTTGTAGAACATATGCGGTTTCAAAATACTAATGAAACCACAGCAGTAAAAGACTTGTTGTATGTAAAAAGAAATTACATGACTCCTAGTAATCAAACAGACCCTATAATTATTAATAGAGACAACAAATTTAACGAGGGCAAGCAAGCTTTTGGTAGATTAATGTCAGCCTATGATGTTAGTGAGGGTGGTGGTACTGGTTTTTGGGAAGGTGCATGGGACTATGGAAGGGCTTTTGCAAGCTCTCCCTCTACGTTAGCTACGGTAGGTACAATGGGCTTTGGTGTTGGCACTAAGATAGCTGCTCAACTCTCTAAGAAAGCTACACAACTAGCTATACGTGCTGAAGTATCTAAACTAATACGTAAAGGTGTGTCAGGTACTGCAATAAAAGAAACACTTAAAAAGAATTTAGGTACTGAAGCTCTTAAAGATGGGGTCAAAGCATTTGCTTTTGAGAGTACTATGGGTGCTGGTGCTTCTTATGCAGAGAATGAAACAAGAGAAGAAGTAGTAGAAGGTTATGAGTATGGTGCAGGGGATGTTATTATAGATGCTACTATAGATGGCGTACTAGGCGCATCAGTAGGTTCTTTCTTTGGATTCCTTGATAACAAAGCTAACAATAGAGCCATTGACCTTATGTACGAGAGTGTAAAGGATGGAGAAAACACAAGAAAGATAGCATTAGAAGCAGCAAATATAACTATTTCAAAAGCTAAACCTGATTTATTATCTGAATCTATTGATGATATAGTTCAAGTAGCATCACTATTTAAAGCTAAAGAAGAAGGGGTTAAGCTAGATAAACTAGATGAAGATTTAGTTGCACTAGGTGATGGGCTAAGAAGCCTTGTTCTATCATCTGAAATTAATCAAGAGCTAACAACCTCACTAAGCTTAGATACTATTAAAGGTGTAGTAGGTGCATCTCTTGATATTAAAAAAACATTGAAGATGAACCCCGGAGAAAGAATTTCTACTGTATTAGCTAGAGCTATTGCTGATGGTAAGATAGATACCCCAGCCCTTGAGACAATTAAAAATAAATATAATATTAGTAATGAACAATTCTCTTATATCTTTTTGTCTGACTTATCACGTGCTGGTAAAGTCTTGCAGTCAGGGTCAGCAATTAAACAAGCACTATTAAACATGGATGTGTTATCTAAAGCTAATGTATCTAGTATTACTGAAATTGAAGCAGAAGAAATATTTAAAACTGTGGGAGGAAAAGTTGTAGGTACTCCTAAGAAACCTAACATAGGAACTAAAGCTGTTGAAGGTGTTGTAGAAGGTGCTAGGCAAGCAGACTCTTTACGTATTGCCTTTATGACCTCACAGCTAGGTACTACTGCTGCTAATGTAGGTACAGGTGTTTTTAATTTAGGAGTAGATATCTCTGATCAATTCTGGAAAAATGTAATTAGAAGTACTGTCGGAGAAACTATGCCTGATGGCTCTGTAAGGAGAGGTTGGGTTAAAGGTACGACATCTATTCTAGGTGGTCTATCTTTTAGTAAAGCAGAGTCTATAGCTTTAAAAGGCTTGTTGCAAGAGGAAGCACCACTAGCATTTCGTGATTTGTTTTATGAAACAACTAGATCAATGGACTTTGCTAATGCGTCAAGTACCTTACCTAGAATAGGTAAATTTTTTAACACATTAAACATTGCAACTGACTCTGTATTTAAAGAGGCAGCACTGTATGGTTCTTTAGATCGTAAGCTAAGGGAACAAGGTAGTAGTCTAGGAGAGTTTTTAGCTGCACGAAAAGATAATGGTGCACCTATGAGGCTAGAAGATTTACCTGAAGATACATTAGCCTTTGCAATAAATGAAGCTAAACGATTTACTTTTCAAAAAGATTTTAAGAAAGACACTTCTTTGTTTGGTGCTGGTGCAAGGAACTTGCAAAAGCTACATCATAAGTATCCCTTCCTTATTTCTGTTGGGTTAGACACACCCTTTCCACGGTACATAGCAAACCATTTAGAGTATGCTAATGACTATAGTATTATAGGTACTGCAACAGGTGGTATGAAAAAGCTTGATGAAATGATAGGTGGATTTAATAACCCTGACTATGAGGGTATAGGTGGAGACAAGTCAAAACTTTTTGGTGGTGACCCTTTTAAAACAAACTTAGATCGTGGTGCAAGGCAGCTTACAGGTGCTATGATGGTCATGGGTGCTACTGGTTATGCAGCACAAAAAGGAGGCCTGATTGACTTTGATAAGTTAGTTTCAGATGATGGAGGCGAGACTGATCTTAGTCGTATGGCTGGCCCATTTGCTATCAATCTTCTAACAGGTGATTTAATATATAGATACATAGCTGGATTGCCTTTAAATCCTAAAGCTTCCTTTGATACAGTTAGAGAAATACTTGGTGGTGTACCTGATATAAGTGAAGGTGCTTTTACTTTTGAGTTTGAACTAATAAAAAATATTAGTGCCTCTTACAAACAAGGGGAAATGACTGAAAATTTAGAAAAACAATTAGGTAATATAGCTGCTACCTTCACCTACCCACAAACATTTACAAAAGATGTTTATGGTCAATTTAATTTTGAAGCAGCAGGCACTCCTTTTACAAGGGATTATTATTTTACAGATGAACAAAGTGATGTATCAAACTATGGAGAAAGAAACTATTTAGAGGATATAATTAGTAGTAATGTATTTAAAAATCAAGCAACAAGATTTCTAATAGACTTACCTATCTTTAGTTACACACCTTCTTATACAAGAGGTAAAGAAAAAGGATTTGATATTAAAAGGTGGACACCCTTTAATGAAAACCCTGTAAGTTCTTGGAACCCAATAACTAAATCCTTTGGTGCGGTACAAGAACCACCAAGCTCTGCAATACAAAAAGAAATGACACTGTTAGGTCTTAAAGGTTGGAAAGAATATAGAGCAACCAGAAAAGAAATAAGCCCAATGGTAGCTTACTTTGCAGAGTATACAATGTCTCAAACTATGTCACCTAAATGGGAGGTATGGAAAAGAAGTTACGATATAGGTACAAATAATCCTATGTATGAAAGAGGCACTACCTACGACAGTCTTGGTGATGACTATCAAAAGAAAAGAATTATTCTACAAGACTTTATTAAAGTTGAAATTGCAAATAATATTGAAGTAGGAAAAAAAGTTTTAGATGACGCATCTACAAATCCAAAAACACGGAATAAATATGCTGGATATATTAGAAATATTTATGCTATGAAAAAAGCAGAGTATGAAGCAAGTGGTAAAAATTTAGACCAAGTACTTAGTGCTTTTCCTGAAAGGTTTAAAGGATTTAATAATGCCAAAGACTTTTTAGAAAATTCTGGTAGTGTCTCAGAAGAACTAAACAGACGCCAAACAATTCTAGAGTTTATAAAAACTCACGAAAAACAATCTCTTGGCCTCAAAGAAGAAGCCAAGAAATTTTAATAGTCTTCTAACATAAAGTCTGCCCACTCGTATGCGGATCGTCTTACCTCAGACATATTCAAAGCCCCTCTACTATTAGCTAGTATACCAGCAAGTGCTTGACCTGCTAGATACCTACGTGTAGTGAGGGGCTTTAATGTTTTAGAGTTAGTTTTCTTTGCCTTGTATTTTTTTGCCTCGTTCTCTAGTTCTTTGCTCATGTTCTTTTACTTTTTTTAAATTAGAGAAGTATGCAGTATTAAACCCATACTCCCAACTCCTATTGTTGTTACTGTTTGCTGCGTAGGGATTACCCAGCTTACCAAGTCTAAAGGACTGTTGCCCTTCATCATAGGGATTCATCGTCATCTTCCTCTGGTGGTTCATTTTCATACTCCTGAATTAACCTATCCAAATACCAACGTGCTTTCTTTAAGTCTTGTAGCCCATTCTTGTAAGGCCATCGCCAAAGATACTTAAAAGCATTCTGCCAACAGTATGCCTCATGTGCTGATACATTTAACACACCATCTGCCATAGCTTTCATAGCATCAATACATTCAAGACCTGATTGATTGTAGTGTTCAGGTCGGTCAACAGGATCAAAGGAGTCTGTTATTTTAGATAATGTCCACTTGGTCATAGTATTACTAACTCCGCATTAGTATAAGGAATGTGAAAGAACTTCTCACCTTTCCTAATATATTTACCCTTAGCTTCTGCTAGGCTTTCTTCAGTAAGGCAAGTGTCTTTTATTCTCCATGCTTGCTTCATGTCCTTTCTAAAGACATAGAAATTCAACACTCCATTCTGTTCTGCATACATCTTAACAAGACGTTTCTTTCGTTCTGGTATTCTAATCTCAGCCCAATGTGAGGGCCAATCATTAGTCCAAGCTACCTTCACCTCTGCCTCGTTGTAGTAGGTAAGGCCATCCTTCTCTGATACTACATCAGCATTGTAATCCTCCTTATCATTTAAGATTGTATGCCCATTAAGTTCTAAAAAACCTATGAGTTTTTCCTTTGCTGCGTTGTCATAAGTTTCATAGAGTTTCTTACTAAAGGGTCGTTTATTCATAACATATTCCTTTGTTATCTCTGTTCAACAATTTTACCTGATTCTAAACCAGAAGGCAAGGCAATACATTGACTTACTACTTTTGCTTTATCATTAGGTCTGGTTGTGTATAGCCTCAACATATCAAACTGCCTGTATTTCTGACACATTTCTTCTTTAGTAAAGACTACGTTAGGTGCATGGACTTGAAATCCATTATCTAAAAACAATACTACTACATATACCCATACCATATCTTTCTCCTTTATAAGGCAGTTTACCCACATGCCAAGGTGAGTGATTAAGTAATGTCTACCATCTCACATACATCCCCAGTACATGCCATAGTCTGCATACCACTAGTGTTATCTGTTTGTTCGTAGGTAGATAGTTTAGTCCAATCAATTTTAACAGGTGACTTGTCTACCATATCATAGAAATTTTCTTGTGTGCATTCTTGATACGGTGCTTGCTGATATGTGTGTTCATTAAAGGGAAGGAACGACACACCAGACATTTCATCAAAGTGTTTGAACACAAAGGCTCCAACCTCTAACCATTCATCTGCCTTCACATTAATAGTTACACTAGGTTTATGCTCACACCAATGACGTTGATATACCAACCACATTTCTAGTTGTTGAATGGCTGTCATGTCAGCAGTGTGTATTGCACCTAGTGGTGATTGCATAGGGAAACTAAATACTGTAGTAGCATCAGGCTTCATTACATCAGGCTCACTAGGAATGCCCTGATCAATCATAAACTGTGTTAGTGGGTCTTTATTATCTCCACGCACAGTACGGATATAATAGGGACTGTGACGAGCATGAATGCCAGAAGATGAATCAACCAGTTGGGAAACAGTTCCACTGGGCTTAACGCAAGTAATAGCAGTGCTATGAGGGACACCAAGACGGTCAGCCCACTCAGCATTAGTAGAAACAGCCACATTTTTAAGATGCTCCAATGTATCAGACAGACCTTTGTTATCTAAGGTCATTAGTTTGTTGTCCATTATCCCTGTGAGTGACACACCAAGCAGACGTTCTGCTTCTGTATTAGTGTTCCACACCTTACGCAAGTATGGGAAGTGTGTGTAGGTGGACTGTATTGTTCCAAGTACAGTTGCAAGACGGACTTTTCTTGCAAGGTCTTCCAGACTATCGTTAGCACGGATGACAACCTCTGTAAGATTACAGAACTGATTCGGCCTAAGAATGATTTCCGAACAGGGGTTTGTTCCAAACTCATAGCAAGACTCTCGTCTTCCATTCTTTGCTGCTTGTTTAACCGAAGCCTCTCTATTAAATATACCACGTTCTCCACTCCCACTTTCCATAAGGGCTGTCCACTCACGCATGAATGCCATACTATCAGGTTTCTCTGTATAAGAGACAGAGTTATTAGCTAAGGCTCTATGCCCTGCATTCTCCCACCAGTTGCCTGACTTAGCATGACGCATACGATCATCAGATAGATTAGATAAACTAATCATAGCACTACGTCTTACGCCACCTACTACAACTACCTCACCAATCTTACACATAAGATCGTGACACTCTAGGCTAGATAACTTACGTCCCTCTGCCTGTCGGAATGTAGTAACAGCAAAGTTAAACAGATCAATCAATGGTGCTGGGCCTGAAGCCCTACCACCGAATGTCTTTAGTCTAGCACCTGCTGGTCTGACTTTAGATACATCCCACTTAGGAACCTCACCAGCCCATAGGAGTGCCAACACTTGCCTGAGACCTTTAGCCCATCCTTCCTTGCTATCCTTGATGACAACAGTCGTATCACTCTCGAAAAGAGTAGGAACATCAGGGAGTTTAGTAATGAACTGTCTCTCAACACTGAAACCAACCCCCGTCCCGCAAAGCAGGATGAACATAGCCTCATCGAAAGACTTAGGATCATCTACGGGTAGGTAGCTACAGTTATACATACAGGTGTTATCCCTGTCTGCTGCCTTACCTGCTGTCATTAATGAACGCATACTAGGCATAATCCCAAGGCTAAGAATAGCATCTCGCATTTCATCTAGGTCAACAGGCTTAAGCCACTTCTTAGCTATGTTCTGCAGGTATCGTTCTACTGTTTCTCCCCATGTTTCTCTACGTCCTTCATCGTCTAGCCATCGTGCATAACGACTAGTAGCAATAAATGTTTGGTAGTCTGTTGGTAGGTAGTTGCTCATCTTTCGTTTCCCATTATAAATAATTCTTTTCGACCTTGTTTACCTATGTGTGATTCAATAATAGTCTTAGCTCTTTCAAGCATAGCACAAGCAAACAGTAATGTTTCATTCCTATCATCACATAACATAATTTGCCTTTCAATAGGTTCCATCAACTCTGCAGCACGTTGTTGTATTTTACTATCTGTCATCCCCACTCCCCTTCAGGGTTCCTCTATCTTCTCTACTGTTTAATTTTCTTATGTTCTGTAACATAACATATGTTAAATTAGCATTATAATAGTTAGCCAGTGCCGTAGTATAGAACAACACATCACCTAGCTCATCTATAATAGCTTCAGGTGTTACTTTTAATTTGTCTCTGATACGTTTCTTAATCTTACCTGCTACCTCCCCAGCTTCTTCACATAAGCCAAGTACGTTTTCATTAAGTCGATCTTGAGGATCAGTAATGATCTTATCTTCTACCCATTTACTGTAGTCATCAAAATTTTGCATGTCTTCTTTACTTATCATATTTGTTTACCTCGCATTCAAGTATGCTGATATCATCTATATCATACATAGCATTTAGTGTTAGCTCTTTTAAAATTTCAGAGTGGTTGTCGATGCCTACCTCTAAGAAGTTTGCATTCTCATCTACTTTTATTTTAATTGCAAGCTCATACTCCATAGTGAAAGCCCCTAGTTATACTCATTGTACTTACGTTGTCAAGCATTAACGTCTATCTCAATCGGTTCAAGAAACTTTTGAAAGTGCTTAACCCATTCATACGCATCATCAAAGTTATCAAAGTAATACTCACCATGCTCTATCTTTCCATCTATTTCTACCTTGCAAAGGTTACAATAAAGAAGCTCACCATCTTCATCTAAACCCATTGGACCTTCTATAACACCCCATATTTTCATCTTCTTAACAGGATAGTCTGAATTAATTGTCATCTTTCTTTGATCCTTTTAACAGTTCTAAATAGTGATCAAGCTCTGATACAACTAACCAAGGCTGTCTGTCTGACCTATAAAAAACTACTGGTGGTCCTTTGTCATGGTTAGTTGCCTGATCCATCCAAGTATACACAGTCTTTAACCCTGTCTTCCTACGTTTAACTTCAATAGATATTGGTATAGACTTCTGTGCTAAGGGTGATAGCTGTACATCAGCACCAGTATCCCCCATAACAGTAGACTTAACATCATCAGGCTCAAGATGATCAAAGGTTTTAAGTAAGGCATCCCTGATTTCTTGTTGACCTAATCTACCTTTTGCTTTGGCTGCTCTAGTCATATCTATTTATACCCATGATGGTTTCTCCATTACAGTGTAGTCACCCCAACCTGTATCATAAGACCAATTTTTGTCTGCCTTTGCAATGACAGCTAAAGTTTTATGCAGCTCTAAGGTAGCCCAAGCCATGACCTCTGGCCCCATTAAGTGTAGGTGGGAAAGGTAAGGGCTTGCCTTCTCACAAGCAATAAATGCAAAGTCAGTCACATCATAACCTGCAAGCTGGCAGGTATAAACATAGTGTGCACCTTGCAAAAAGTAACCATACTTTACACACTCACTTAAGAAACCTTTTGGACTAGCATCCTGTGTTGTCTTAACATCATACACAGTTTTCTTAGGTTCAAGCATTAGGTCAGGTCTAGTCTTTAACATTAGTTTTGATATAGGGTCTTCTACAAAAATACTAATCTCGTTTAACCTGTCAGGGTCAGTTAAAATCTTATGGCATACAGGGTTATCTAATGCACCTTTAGTGATACGACTAGCTACATTAAACTCTACCTCAGTTAGTAGTACTTGATCTTCAGTCAAAGCTTCTTTCATAGTCTTAAAGGAAGAACTGGTTTTAGTCTTTGGCCCTCTAACTACTAAGTTCTTTTCACCCTCCAACAAATTTGCATGAACAGCATTACCCATTGCAAATGCTGCTGATTGAATAATCTTTTGTCCTTTCCAATGGGCCAAGGACTTTTTATAGACTGTCTTAACAGCACTAGAAGATATACCATCCATTGAATGATACTCTTTGTTAGACATGTTTGCTATCTTTTTCATTACAACTCCTAAGTAAAGTGTGGTGCAGATAGCTTGTACATACCTACACCACTAAGCCCTATACTAGAAAGGGATTTCGTCAACCATTTCTTCTACACTCTGGGGTGGTGGTGGTGTGTTCTCCCCTACTACGTTAGCTGTAAAGGGATCAGGCCCAGACTCACCTCCTTGTGGGTTATACCCTATCGCCTTAAGTACTTTAACCCTTTCTAATCGGGTAGTAGTAGTGCCATACTTGACGTTCTTATAAACGTCTAGCTCAACCAAAACCTCTGAGCCATTACCGATAGCACCATCAGACTCAAAAGACCAAGGTGCACCATCAGCCTTGTACACTTTAGGTGCACCCCCATCCCAATCATAAGCTGTCTCAAACTTACGTGTAAGTT